ACAATATCGGCGAAGCCGTTCATTTTCCCGAAGCTCATGCTCACACCTTCCAATCCCGGTCAAGCCGCAACAGCAGATTGACCGTGTTCCACACCTGCTGTGCCGCGCCGGTGTTATCCGCAAAGAAGCCGCCCGTGCTGCCGTCCCGGCTCTCATAGAAGTGGGACGACAGCATGATGACGGCTTGCTCCGTGGTGGGCGGCATAGGGTTCTCCTTGTAGTAGCCCTCCGGAATGTGCTGGTAGCTTTCGGCGTAAGAAACAGCGGCGGTGATGTAGCTTTTCAGCAAGGCATCATCCGCCGTGTGTTCCAGTATGAGGTTGGCTTTCACTTTGGAAAGAAGCTCGTCCATCACCGCCGCCTCCTTTCATCAAGACGCTTTCATCTTCAGAAGCTGGATACCCTCCGGCAGGATGATCTTGCCGTCCACACGCTCGGTGGCAACAAAGCCGACCTGACCGTTGGTGGAATACAGCTCGTTCAGACGCTGAACGGTTCTGCCGGTGCGGTCAGCGATCCAGTAGCTCTGGAAATCGCCGAAGGCAATGGAGAGCGCACCTGCCGCCAGCGTGGGAGCATACGGGCTGGTGTAAATCTCGTAACCGAGCAGTCTGTCCGGCTGACCCGCCTGCAGGGAGGGCTGCCACAGATACTGACCGTTGGAATCCTTCAGCTTACGAAGTGCGGAAACAGTAGCATCGTTCATCAGGAACTTGGCGTTCTTGCGGTACGGTGCTTTCAGTGCATAGATGAGGGAAATCACCTCGTCGGTGGTGACAGCGGTCGCACTGGCTGCGGTAACGCCGACCGTGCCGCCGTTGGCGGTGAACAGGCCGGTGGGCTGACCCGTGCCGGTGCCGACGCAGAATGCCTGCTCCTCGGCAGCACCGAAGGCATAGGCAAACTCACGGGCGATGTACTCTTCCAGATCGAAGGCACTGTCATCCAGAAGCTCAATGCTCACCTTCACAAGATCCGTCAGCTTGTAGGCGTCAATGGTCTTCTGTGCGAAGGTGGGATTGCTCTCGGTGTATGCCGCGTTCTCAGCAGTCCACGCAGCGGTGGAATGGGTCGCTGCAACGGGGATCTTACGCTCGTTATCGGTGGTGATGACCTTGCACAGACGGCGCATCACATTTTCCTCCTTGAGCGTATCCACAATGAACTTCTCAAATTCGGTGGGGACGAGATAGCCGCCGTTGGCATCCACGCCCTCGGAGAGCACATTGTGAAGCATACGCTTGCCACGCAGATGCAGACCGAAGTCCTCGCGGTAGGCGTTGGACGCTCTGCCGGTCTTGGCTTCGCCGGTTGCTTTCTGAGGCTGCTCGGTGATGGGAGAGGATACGGGCTTTGCAAGCTCTGCGGCGATGGCGTCGCGGCGCTCCATGCGTCTGACCTCATTGGTGAGATCATTCAGCTCCTTCTCCATATTGGCATAAACGGCATCGTCCTCGGCGGACAGAACGCCTTTTCGATCGCGGTGGGTGTCGAGGAAGCCCTCCATCGTGTCCCACAGCTTGGCGCGCTTTTCGCGCAGTTCAATGATGGTCATATTGAAATACCTCCATATTAAATGTAGTTTTTGATGGTGTTCAGCTTGGCTCTGAGTTCGTCCACAGAGCGTCCCGTGCGCTCCGGCACGGTGGGTTTGGGTTCAATGGCGCACTTTGCGGCGATTTTCTCCATGAGAGAGTTCACCACGTTCGCCTTGGAATACAGCATGGAAACGGTGGGTGTGGCCATGTCCCTAGTCTCATCAGCGCGGCTCATGATCCCGTCCGCAAAGCCGAGTTCCACAGCCTTGTTGGCATCCATCCATGTTTCGGCATCCATGAGGTGCGAGAGCTTGGCACGGGAAAGCCCCGTCTTGATTTCATAGGCGTTGATGATGGAATCCTTGACGCTGCCGAGCATCTCGATGGCTTTCTGCATCTCGTCCGAATTGCCGAATGCCGCTGTCATGGGGTTGTGGATCATGAGCATGGACACCGGGGATACCAGCACCTTCGTGCCTGCCATAGCGATGACGGACGCTGCGGATGCGGCAATACCGTCAATTTTCACGGTCACATCACCCTTGTAGTCCATGAGCATATTGTAGATTTGAGCCGCAGCCACGCAGTCTCCGCCGGGACTATTGATCCATACGGTGATGTTTCCACTGCCGGACATGAGCTCGTCCTTGAAAAGCTGCGGGGTGACATCATCGTCAAACCAGCTTTCCTCGGCGATGGTTCCGTTCAGGAACAGCGTCCGTTCCGCTGTCTCCGTCTGGTTCTTCCAATTCCAAAATTTCTTCATCGGGTTTTTCCTCCTTTCCGTCATCGGTAGGTGTATCTGCAAAAGCACCCGCATTCTTCAGTGGGAGCATATTGCCGTTAATGAGGTACAAGTCGCCGCCGTCCTCCTCCGGGATGCGGTCGAGGTTTTCAAGCTCACGGATGTCATTTGCGGACATCCAGCCGTTCTGGCGGCCGATGGCGTACCCGTTCATGCGGCTCTGGTAATCGCCGCGAAGCAAGCCTTCCAGATTGAACTTCACGAAATACGCCGTTTTTTCGTCCCGTGAAAGGAGTGACCGCTGAATGGACTGTTCCCAGCGGATGACCCACGGGTCAAGGGTATATTTCACGAATTCAAGGGACTGCTGCTCAATATTAGAAAAGCTCGACTTTTCCAGATCACCGACCATGTGGGGCGGCACTCGGAAAATTCGAGCGATCTCATTGATTTGGAATTTGCGTGTTTCGAGGAACTGCGCCTGCTCCGGCGAGATACCGATGGGCGTGTACTTCATGCCTTCCTCCAGCACGGCGATTTTGTTTGCGTTGCCGCTGCCGCCGAAGGTGGACTGCCAGCTCTCACGTACACGCTGCGGATCCTTTATCGTGCCGGGGTGTTCCAGCACACCGCCCGGAGCGGCACCGTTGGCAAAGAATTTTGCGCCGTATTCCTCGCAGGCGATAGCCATGCCGATGGCGTTCTTCGCCATAGCGATGGGACTGTAGCCGACAAGCCCGTCAAAGCCCAAGCCGGGGATATGCAGCACATCCGATGGCTGAAGAGTTACAGCGAACTCCTTGTTCTTGATGGCTTCGTCATTGCCACGGTAATAGGTGTAGTACAGGCGACCATCCTCGTCTCTGTCCACCGACATCTTGTTCGGCATCAAGGGATACAGAGCAACGATCTCGTTCTTGCCGTTGCGGATGATCTGTGCATAGGCGTTGCCCCAAAGGAGCAGGTGCGTCATGAGGGTTTCCCGAAACACGAAGGAGCTCATCTCCGGGTTCGGCTCGTCGTGGAGCAAGCGGTAGAGCGAATGGTCGAGCGCCATTGCTTTGCCACCGCTGTCTGTATATTTATATAGGTGTAGCGGCAGTCCTGCGACGGCTTCCGACAGGATGCGGACGCAGGAATACACGGCGGTCATCTGCATGGCCGAGCGTTCCGTTACCGCCTTGCCAGATGTCGTGCCGCCGAAGAAGAAAGCATAATTGCTACCTGCTGTTCTGTCTTGAGGCTTGTCCCTTGATTTGAAAAGTCCACTGAAAATTCCCATTTGTATCCTCCTGTACTACATATTCATATAAACAAAAGCCCGCGCGAGTTATATACTGACTCGTCGGGGCCTTGGTGGCGAATTGCACGGTCGAGCGCCATGATTGTTGCTACTGCACCGTCAATGCGCTCTGTGCTCTTTTCCTTATCCGGTTTGATATTGCCTGCGGGATCTGTCCGCACATAGATGTTATCCATCATCCATCGCAGCGGGGCGTTGCCGCCGTGGGCGATCCTACCTTCGAGTACCAGCTTCATGAGCTCTTTCGTCGGCGGACTCATATCTTTGAATCCCTGCCCGAATGGTACGATCGTGAAACCTGCGTCCGCAAGGTCTTGGCTCATCTGCACTGCGCCCCATCGGTCGTATGCGATTTCCTTGATGTTATACTTGGTGCCAAGATCTGCAATGAATTGCTCGATGAATCCATAATGAATAACGTTTCCTTCGGTTGCCATGGCCGAGCCTTGCGCCTTCCACACATCATACGGTACATGGTCGCGCCGCACTCGGAGGTCAATCGTGTCCTCCGGCACCCAAAAGTACGGGAGAACATAATACGGCTCGTTCTCTTCGCGCGGCGGAAACACAAGTACAAATGCCGTTATGTCCGTACTACTTGAAAGGTCAAGCCCGCCGTAGCACTCTCGGCCAATGAGTGTTTCCGGATTTACGAGGGTATCACATTTATCCCAAGCGTCCATGGGCATCCAGCGTACCGACTGCTTTACCCATTGATTGAGTCGCAACTGCCTGAAAAGGTTCTCTTCCGCTGGATTGTCCTTCGCGCTCTGGTAGGCAGCGCGGAGCTTTTCTACATCTACGGTCACATCCAGAGATGGATTTGCCTTGTACCAGTTGCGCTCATCCGACCAATCCGCGTCATCATCGATGCCATAAATCACAGGGTAGAAAGTCGGGTCGTTTTTGCGTCCGGCAAGAATGTCCTCTGCCTTCTGATGCACCTCCCAGCAGATACTGTTCCTATCGGTGCCTGCTGTTGTGATCAGGAAGAACAGCGGCTGCTTTCGCGCGTCGCCGGAGCCGTGGGTCATAACGTCATACAGCAGCCGGTTTGGCTGGGCGTGGAGCTCATCAAAAACGACACCATGTACGTTCAGCCCGTGCTTTGTATAGGATTCTGCCGACAGCACCTGATAAAAGCTGTTGAGTGGTGTGTAAACCAGTCGCTTCTGGGAAAGCACCGGTTTGATGCGTTTCTTCAGTGCAGGGCATTGCTCCACCATCTGGCAGGCGACGTCAAAGACGATAGATGCCTGTTGCCGGTCTGCTGCGCAGCCGTAGACCTCCGCGCCCCATTCGCCGTCACCGGCCAGCAAATAAAGAGCGACCGCTGCTGCGAGTTCGCTCTTTCCTTGCTTCTTCGGTATTTCAATGTACGCCGTGTTGTATTGCCTATATCCGTTTTCTTTAACTGTCCCGAAAACGTCTCGCACAACTTTCTCCTGCCACGGCAGCAGCTCAAAGTTCTTACCATGCCATTCGCCTTTTGTATGTTTCAAGGCGGATATAAAGGCAACGGCGCGATCGGCGAGAGTGGCGTTCGTAATGATTTTCTTTTCCGGGACAATGATCTTGTTGTCCGCCAATCGCTCTGCCCCTCCTATATTTTTCGACAAAAAACGACAGCGTCCGACGCTGCCGCATTCCTCCTTATTTTGCTGTATCTATGAGCGTGACCTCTTCACCGATCAGCTGCAGCGCATCGTTGTAGCTGTCCGCGCTCTGCACACGCTCCCATAATTCGTTGTACGCGGTGATTCGGTTCTGCTCTCGCAGCAGCCGCCTGACCTGACCGAGGATCCAGAAGATGCTGCCGCTTTCGCCTCGACTGTTGTAGATGAGTTCCGGCTTCTTCATTCGTCGATCCTCCTGCATCTGTCTTCGCCG